CAATTCAAATATTTCTCCAGTTATTAGTCTTGATAGAGTTAATATGATTTTTGTAAGTAACAGAGTTAATAGTCCAATCTCAAATTATGCAACTGATTCTAGAACATCAACTTTAGAGGGAGATCCATCATCCTTTGTATATGCAACAAATCCAATTCCTCTTGAAACTTCTGCTTCTGCAATTAAACTCATTGTTTCAGCGTATGTTAATAGAGTCAATGATTTGAGAGCGTTCTATTCAATTATGAAAGATCCAAATGAAACTCCAGTATATTATCCTTTCCCTGGATATAATAACTTGAATAGTCTTGGATCGATTATTAACGTATCTGCAAGTGATGGTACTGCTGATAGAAATATTCTTAAGTCTGACAATTTTAATTTCTTATCAGATGATTTAGATTTTATTGATTATGAATTCACTCGAAACAATCTTCCAGATTTTAGATATTTTAGCATTAAATTAATCGGATCATCCACTAACATGGCTAATCCACCAAGAGTTAAAGATCTTCGTGTAATTGCCTTAGCATAATATTATGAATAAAAATCATTATAAGGTTGAAGGTCATAGCGATCTTATAAGAGATATGAGTACTAATGCAATTATAAACACAAACACTAGCGAATATGAAAATTATATGTTTCTTAAAAAAATTAAAGAGACAGAAAGACAAAGAATGGAATCTCTTGAAAATGATGTAAATGAAATGAAAAATGATTTGAATGAAATCAAAAACCTTTTGAGGGTACTGGCAAATGAATCCAAATAAAATTGAGTTGACTAATTTGAATAAGTCCTTTGAATATGAGAAGGTTGCTCGTGATATAGATAGTATAAGTGATATTGATGAGCTTAGAAACATAGCAAAATCGTATATTAAATTATTCTTGAAGCAAGAAGAAGTTTTATCTGAACTCTCATGGCCCAACCCAGCACAAGACAGGAACTGATTGATTACTGTAAGAGAAAACTGGGTTATCCAGTTTTAGAGATTAACGTTGCTGATGAGCAGATCGAAGATCTTGTCGATGATGCAGTTCAGTACTTTCAAGAAAGACACTTTGATGGTGTCTATCAAACCTACATGAAATATCAGATTACTCAAGATGACCTTAATAGGGGAAGAGCAAGAGGAGGATCTGCAGGTGGTGTTGGTATAACTACGACAACAGTCAACGAAACGGTTGGACTTACCACATCATTCAAATTTGAAGAAAACGGTAACTATTTGCCAGTTCCACCATCGGTGATTGGAGTTAATAAAATATATAAGTTTGATGGAACGAATAGTATAACCCATAACATGTTTAGTGTTAAATATCAGTTATTCTTAAATGATATTTACTACTGGGGGACAACTGAACTTTTAACTTATGCAATGGTCAAAACATATTTGGAAGATATTGATTTCTTATTAACGACTGAGAAGCAAATTAGATTCAATAAAAGACAAGACAGACTTTATATTGATATTGATTGGGGAAGTGCGGCTGTAGGAAATTATATTATTATCGATTGTTTTAGGACACTAGATCCAAATGATTATTCTAGAGTGTGGAATGATTCATTCTTAAAACCATATCTAACTGCATTGATTAAACGTCAATGGGGACAAAATATGATGAAGTTTACTGGTGTCAAACTTCCTGGTGGTGTAGAATTGAATGGGAGACAAATGTATGATGATGCTCAAAGAGAACTTGATATCATCATGGAAAGAATGTCTAATACTTATGAACTCCCACCATTAGATATGATCGGATAAAATGCTTAATCCATTTTTTCTTCAAGGTTCAAAAACAGAACAATCATTAATCCAAGATTTGATTAATGAGCAACTTAGAATGTATGGTGTTGAAGTTTATTATATTCCAAGAAGATATTTAACTAAAAATACGATTATAAAAGAAGTCATTGAATCAAAGTTCGATTATGCATATCCATTAGAAGCTTATGTCAATACATATGATGGATATGAAGGACAAGGAACAATACTATCAAAATTTGGTATTCAACCACTTACTGATTTAACTATTACTATTTCCAGAGAGCGATTTGAAACATATATTACACCTCTTATAAAAAACTTATCGGATATCGAATTATCATCAAGACCCAAGGAAGGAGATTTAATTTATTTTCCTCTTGGAGATCGTTTGTTTGAAATTAAATTTGTTGAACACGAACAACCATTTTATCAACTTCAAAAAACTTATGTTTATGAATTGAAGTGTGAACTGTTTAGATATGAGGATGAGGAGATATCTACTGGTATTGATGAAATTGATGATAATATTGAAACTGACGGTTATATACAAACTCTTAACTTAATTGGTAGTGGAACAACTGCAACCGCAACCACTGGAATAGTAAACGGTGGAATAAGATTAGTATCTGTTACAAATAGAGGAAGTGGTTATACATCTGTTCCAGTGGTTGCAATATCCTCTGCACCTAGCGGAGGTAAAACTGCTGTTGGTATTGCAACAATGATTGGTGGGTTAATTGATTGCAATGGAACAACCGCTCTTAAAGTTCAAGGTGTGGAATTAACAAATCCTGGATTTGGATATACTGTAGCACCATCTATTGTATTCATTGGTGGTGGTGGATCTGGTGCGGCTGCAACTACAGTAATTTCAAACGGAGTCGTTGGTATTGTTACAATTGCAAATGGTGGTTCTGGATATGCCACTGCACCAGTTGTGTCTATTAGCACAGCTCCATTTGGTGGTATTAATGCCACGGCATTGGCAAAAATTAATAGTGTTGGTATCGTAACTCAGATTACAATTACAAACGCAGGATCCGGATATACCACTGCACCGACAATAACAATTGGATCTCCATATATGATTGGAGTTGGTACATATGTTCCAAATGAAACTGTTACTGGAAGTGTCAGTGGAACAACTGCTCTTGTAAAATCTTGGAATTCAGTCACAGGTAAACTGGATGTTTATAAAATTGATGGCAATTTTGTTGATGGTGATCTTATTACTGGAGCTGGATCATCCGCAGTTTATAAACTCAGAGCGCATAATGAATATAATTTAATTGATTCATATGCACAAAATGACATTATTGAGTCCGAGGCAGATGATATTTTAGATTTTAGTGAAGTCAATCCATTTGGAACTCCATAAATATTATATTGGTTAAATAGTAATCATAAGCGTATCTTAACATGTTTGAATATTTTTATCACGAAATTTTGAGACGAACTGTTATTGGGTTTGGATCATTATTTAACGAGATTTCAATTAAACATAAAGATGATTCTGATAACGTAACGAGTGTTATCAAAGTTCCTCTTGCATATGGACCAACTCAAAAGTTTTTAGCTAGACTTGAGCAGGTTCCTAATTTAAACAAACCAGTTCAAATTTCATTGCCAAGAATGTCATTTGAATTTGTGGGATTGACTTATGATGCAACTAGGAAAGTAACAACAACACAAACATTTTTAAGTGGTTTAGAAAGCGATAAAACCAAAATTAGAAAGACTTACATGCCTGTTCCATATAACATGGCATTTGAATTATCGATATTTACAAAATTAAATGATGACATGCTACAGATTGTAGAGCAGATTTTACCATATTTTCAACCTGCTTACACATTATCAATTGATTTAGTAAATGTTATTGGAGAAAAAAGAGATATTCCAATTGTTTTAGAAAATATTACAATGAATGATGATTATGAGGGAAATTTTGAAACACGAAGATCTTTAATTTATACATTACGATTTACTGCAAAAACTTATCTCTTTGGCCCAGTTGCTGATGTTTCCAAAGATATTATCAAAAAAGTTTCTATTGGTTACATTGCTGGAGATGCAACTTCAACGCCAACTAGAGATCTTACATATACGGTAGAACCAAGAGCAACAAAGAACTATACAAATGACGTTGAAACAAACTTAAGTGAAAACTTGGATGATAAATCTAATGTTGTTAAAGTTTTAGATTCTTCTGGAATCTCAGCAAACACATACATTATAATTGATATGGAAAATATGTATGTTGAGTCTAAGTCTGGTAACACATTAACAGTTGTTCGTGGTGCAGACAACACAGTCGCGGCAGAACATGTCTCTGGAGCAGCTGTTGGATTAATTACAGCAGCAGATAATGTATTGATTGAAATGGGCGACGATTTTGGTTTTAGTGGATCATGAAGATGACAAAAAAATTTGATAAGTTAAATGAGTCTTTCAATGTTTCTGGAGAAATTGTTCCAGCAACAGTTGAAACTGTTGAGCAAAAAATTGAAAAAGTCGCTGAAGTTTCAGATGATATAAAAAAAGATTATGAATATACAAGGGGTAATTTATATTCTATTATAGAAAAGGGGCAAGAAGCAATCAATGGAATTCTTGAGTTGGCTCAAGAAAGTGAGATGCCTAGAGCCTATGAAGTAGCTGGACAATTAATTAAGAACGTTGCCGATGCTACTGATAAATTAATGGATCTTCAAAAGAAACTCAAAGATATTGATGAAACAAAACAATCTCGCGGACCAACAAATGTTACAAATGCACTCTTTGTTGGATCTACTGCGGAACTTTCTAAGTTATTAAAAAATGGATTGGACGTTGAAGATAAATAATTAAAAAAAGAAAATGGCAGTTCCGTCAGTAAATATAACAATTGAAAAGGGAGCGGATTATGAAAATGTTTTCACAATTACTAATCCAGATGGCACTCCTTTAGATTTTCTTGGATATTCATCCTCTGCTAAACTCAAAAAATTTCCAAGTTCTACATCTTCATCACAATTTACTGTTGGAATTGTAACTTCCGCAGGGCAGGTGACTGTTTCTATGGCAAATACGATAACAAATGCTTTAGATCCTGGAAGATATTATTATGATGTAATTATTACTTCACAGTCTACTGGAAAAATATCCAGAATTCTTGAAGGAATGGCATTAGTAACTCCATCGGTTTCGACATAATGGCAAATACGATAACAAGCACTAGTTACAGTGTTACTGTAGGATATAAACCAACATTAAGGGTAACGCAAGCTTCTGCCTCGGCTCAAGGTGTTCAAGGATCTCAAGGTGTTCAAGGGACACAAGGATTCACTGGTACTCAAGGAACACAAGGAACACAAGGTCTTAATGGTGCTTTTGCTGGTCAAGGTGTTCAAGGAACTCAAGGACTTCAGGGTTTACAGGGACCTCAAGGTCTTCAAGGGCTTCAAGGTGTTCAAGGTGTTCAAGGTGGAA